GATATTGGTATGCCAAATCAAGAAACCGGTGAACAAACTACAATGAGAGAAAAATACTACTGTATCGTTGCTACAAAACAACGCCCATTAGATATAAAATAAGTCAATGTCTGCGATATCTGTAGAACATTTCAAAAAAGCAAAATACTTATACGTAGTTTACCCCGGGGCAACCGGGGGTAACCATGTGTGTAATATGATAAGCATATGTGAGGGGTTTGGTCCTAGAGTAAAGAAGTTAAACTATAAAGAATGGATGCTCAAAAAATACAAAAGAGTAGATTACAAACTTAAACCTCCTAAGTTTGTAAATGCACACGTGGATGATAACATCCACCATGTTGATAGACTGTATGAATATATTGACAAAGATTATCTCTTGAATGCAAATGAAAAGATAATAGTACAGGGTCACCTCTTCAACTTTTGGTCCGCAATAAAAATGGGTGTTTTAAAAGAATTAGGGAATGATTACGTGGGTATTGTATTAGATTACCCTTCAGAAGGGTCTATGGCTCATGATAGGATTAAGGTGTATGGTTATGAGAGTATTCATCGTGATTATACTTTTCCATTAGTACTAGAATACCTTGAATATAACGTAACTATTTCAGAAGACAATGGATTTCACATTGATACTAGCAAACTGTTTACCGAGGATGGTAGTCAATATTTGCGTGAGTTACTACGTGATACCTTTGAGTTAGAACTGCCCCCTGAAGCAGATGAAATGCATAAAATGTGGTTTACATGGATGAAACATGTAGTCAACCCACTAGTGGTTGAGTTCTGGAAGAATCAATAAATACTAATATGTTTGACGCATTCAACCAAGCTAAACTACAAAACGGCTATCAGTCAATGAGAGAGTATAAACCTGTTCCCGAGAAAGATATGACATTAGATGAGTTAAAGCGTTTGAGTGGCTCAGGTAAGATCACAGGTGAAACAACTCACCCTATTGATACTCAGCTTCAAGCTAAAAAAGCACAGTATATCAAAGATAATAATCTTAGACCAGGCGATCCTGAATGGATGCGAGTGATGTTTGCTAAACCGCATCTCACAGGTGAGAACCCGTTTTCTAAATAGTAGTATTCTATCTACTAAATAAGTGTATGAGTAAGCCATTAAGCAACGGTCCTTCCTTAGTGAAGGACCCGTATAAAAAGACACAATTTAAAACAGATAAAGAATTACAAGACTTTGTTAAGTGTTGCGATCCAAACACAGGTTATCTATACTTCATGGATAACTTTTTCTACATACAACACCCCACAAGAGGTAGTATGTTATATCATCCGTGGGAATATCAAGAACGATTAATTGATACTTACCATAGATATCGCTTTTCTATCTCATTGATGCCTCGTCAGTCAGGTAAGTCAACATCAGCCGCAGGATACTTACTATGGTATGCAATGTTTGTACCTGATAGCACAATTCTTATTGCGGCGCACAAATATACAGGTGCTCAGGAGATTATGCAACGCATACGATATGCATATGAGAACTGTCCCGATCACATCAAAGCCGGTGTTACGACATATAACAAAGGTTCATTAGACTTTGAGAACGGTAGTCGTATTGTTAGTGCCACTACAACTGAAAATACAGGTCGTGGTATGTCTATTTCACTATTGTATCTTGATGAGTTTGCATTCGTGCGACCTAGCATTGCTACAGAATTCTGGACTGCTATTACTCCTACACTATCAACTGGTGGTAAAGCGATTATCACTAGTACTCCTAATAGTGATGAAGACCAGTTTGCTTTGATCTGGAAGGGTGCTAACAAAACAGAAGATGAGTACGGCAACAAGACAGCATTAGGTGTGAACGGTTTCCGCTCGTACCGTGCTTATTGGAACGAACAGCCCGGACGTGATGAGCAATGGGCTAAAGAAATGAGGGCTCAGTTGGGTGATGATCGTTTCAACCGAGAGATTGGTTGTGAGTTCATTATCGCTGACGAAACTCTTATAAATCCAAACACATTGATTATGATGGAAGGCACAGAGCCTGTTAGTCGTATGGGACAAGTTCGGTGGTATAAAAAGCCTGAGAAAGGCAATATATATGCTGTTGCATTAGATCCAAGTTTAGGTACAGGTGGCGATCCAGCCGCCATACAAATCTTTGAAGCTAACACTACAACTCAAGTAGGTGAATGGAAGCACAACAAGACAGATATTCCTACACAGATTAAATTGATTGCACAAGTTAACAAATACATTGTTGAATGTACAAATGAACCCAACAGCTTATACTACTCCATAGAGAATAACAGTATCGGTGAGGCAGCTATTGTTTCACTAAACGAATACGGTGAGAGTAATATTCCTGGTATCTTTTTGAGCGAGGCCGGAAAGAATCGTAAAGGATTTAATACTACTAACAAGAGCAAACTAGCAGCCTGCGCCAAGTTTAAGACATTGGTTGAGAGTAAAAAGATGACTATTAATAGCTTTGGACTAATATCAGAGTTAAAAGCATTCGTTGCTCACGGTGGAAGTTATGCGGCAAAGATAGGGGATACTGACGACTTGATTATGGCCAGCTTGCTTATAGTGCGTATTTTGACTGTTTTGAGCGACTATCACTATAACTTAGAGAGTCACATTAGAGACCACGAAGAATACATAGCTCCGCTACCATTCTTTGCAGTATTGAATTAACTCAGAGAGATAAATACTCTATGTCAATCAATTCTGAAGCCCTACAACGAAAATTATACGATCTTTTAGACAATAAAGGTTACAATCCAAAACCAATGGATGCTACAGGTAAAATCACACCTGTTCCTGAAGAAGCCGCAGTCATAAGATTTGATTTTATCAAAGATGGCGAAAATTACGGTAAAGTTTGGATTTCTATTGACGGATCTAAAAAGTTAAAGATTTACTACGGTGATAGTGTATCTAGTAGCCCAAGCGACAACACATCAGGAACACCTTATTCTGACAGTTGGACAGCACTAATCAGTCATCTTAAGAACTGGGCACAACGTAGACAATTAAGTTTTGAATTACGCAACGAGAATCATTTAGAAGCCGACATGGCACAAAGGGAACATATGGACAAGAAAGAAAGAGTATCAGAGGGTTATTACCCAATGGGTAAAAGTGCTAGTTATAGCGATGCTGTACCTTCAGTTAAAATCGTTATCGAACACTCACGCAAGATTGAAGAAGGTGAACAACGCTACCGTAACATCAATCGTATTTTCGTAGAGAATGCAAATGGTGAGCGTTTCTTATTGAACACCACAAAGCCTGGCATTGCACGTGTTTATGCTCGTCACATTGCTGAAGGCGGTACACCTTATGATGATCGTGGTCAACACATCAAAGGCTTAGTTGAAGAATATTCAAAGATGGCAGGCTTTGTTCGTGCTACACGTAATGGTCAGTTCAATGAATCTAGTCAAAAACTAATTAATGAAGGTGTAAACCATTATAATTCATTGCGTGAAACATTATCACGTATGTCTGGTAAGCGTGGATACGAAGCATACTTTGAATCATGGACTCCATCATTGATGGAAGACGATAGTGATACGACTGCTGTTAACGAATTGTTTGTGCAAGAAACAGTTGATCCTCGCATTGAATCTGCAATGCCAATCTTAGCTAAACTTTCTAAGAACATTAGTGAAATGACTGAAGTTACAGAACTAGCTGAGTGGGCTGATAGCTTACTTGAAGGTGGCGATGGTGGCGAAGCTAGTGAAGAAACCGACGGTGATACTGCAGGTGATGCAGGTGAAGGCGGAGCAGAAGATGTAGATGATGATATCAACGAAGCTGCCGGCGCAGAAACACTAGCTCACAATGAAAAAACAGAAGCCGGCAATCTAAAAGCATTTGGATTAGCCGAAGAAGGTGACGGTGGTCAGACTGCATTAAACCCACAAGGTATTCCTGAAGGAAGATTAGACGGTGGTGACGATATTGATAGTCCTGTTGCTAGTGCCATTCTACGTAGAATCTTAATGCAACGTCTAGACTTATTATCAAAGTACGGTCCAGAGAAAGTCTCTAACGCAATCGGTGATGTAGCTGACTTTGTAGGTGATGTTGACGAAATTGGTTCAAGTGATGTTAGCGGTTGGATCAAACAGGTTGAGCGTGGCTTAGCCGATTCCCCTGTTGATGAAGGTATCATTGACAAGATTAAAGATGTTGGTCAAAAAGCATTAAACAAATTAGGTCACGGTAGTGACGAAGACTTGTTGAAAGACTTGAAAAAGAGAGCCGGCGTTCGCAACCCTGAAAACGGTAAGCCAAGTATGGCTCACAGTGATGTTGAGAAGGTTGACGAGGAATTAGATGCTGACCAGAAACGTGCAGGGCAATGGGGTCCAACTGGTGGTCCTGCAAAGATTGGCGATCTAGTTGGTGAAAACTTTATCAACACTGATGACCAAGCTGTTGTTACTGAAGTAGATACTGGTGAGTACGATGCTCGTAAATCAACTTCCAAAGGAGAAACTACTCCTGAACAGGAAAAGGATTTCCGTAAGAAAGTACAAGCATACGGTAAAGAACTAGACCAAAGACAAAAAGAAAAAGAAAAAGTCAAAGAAGGTCATGATGATCTGGCTGCTATGCTAAGAATCATTAACAGATAAGGGTAAATGAACTCTTAAAAACCTCACTTAAAAGGTGAGGTTTACCACATTAGGCATAAATACTATTGACATGAGTGAAAGCATTTGCTATACTTACACTTGTGTTAGACACTAATAGGTAGTGTCGAATATTAAAAGAGACCATCTCAATTTTATAAGGAAAAATATCATGGCATCATTAGCAGAAATTCGTGCTCGTATCGCGGCACAAGAAAACAAGTCAAACGGTAACAACACACCGAAACAATCAGACAATTCAATCTACCCTCACTGGAACATGGACGAAGGCACTACAGCCTCACTACGTCTATTGCCAGACGCAGATAGTAAGAACCCTTACTTCTGGGTTGAACGTCAAATCATCAAGCTTCCATTCAACGGTATCAAAGGTGACCCTAACGCAAAGCGTGTTGAGGTTCAAGTACCTTGTGTAGAAATGTATGATCCAAAAGCACAGTGCCCAATCTTGACTGAGGTTCGCCCTTGGTACAAAGATGAAACACTGAAAGAACTAGCAAACAAATACTGGAAGAAGCGTAGTTACTTGTTCCAAGGTTTTGTTCGTCAAAACCCCATCGGTGACGATGGTACACCTGCGAATCCTATTCGCAGATTCATTATCAGTCCGCAAATTTTCACAATCATCAAAGCAAGTTTGATGGATCCTGAAATGGAAGAATTGCCAACTGACTATCAACGTGGTCTTGATTTGAATATCAAGAAAACAAGTAAAGGTGGTTACGCAGATTACTCAACTAGTAATTGGGCACGCAAAGAAAGCCCGTTAACAGAAGCAGAGCAGGCAGCTATTGAATCACATGGTTTGTACAACCTTGCTGACTTCTTACCAAAGCGTCCCGGCGAAGCAGAATTGCGTATCATCAAAGAAATGTTTGACGCATCAGTTGATGGTCAACCCTACGACACTGAGCGTTGGGGCGCATACTATCGTCCATGGGGTGTTGATGCACCTGCAGGCGCAACAGCGGCTAAACCTACTGCTACTACTGAAACTAGAGCACCCGCGACAGCACCCGTAGCAGAAGCTTCTACTGCACCTTGGGAAGATGAACCTGCACAAGCTACTCAACCAGTTACGCTACCTACATCAACTCCATCAAGCGACAAAGCACAAGACATCCTAGCGATGATTCGTGCTAGACAAGCGAAGTAATTAAAGGGGCTTCGGCCCCTTTAATAATAAGGAGAATAATATGACACTACCAGACGAACGTTACCGTGCCCTGAAGCAAGGTAAAAAACTGTTGGAAGAATTATGCGACCCGGGTAAAACTCCCAGGGTACCTGCATTGGTCAGAGACAGAGCAAGAGGTGTATTGAGACATTATCCTAGCGAATACGAATTAGAACGTATTGCCGATAACTCTCCAGAATACCTTGACAAAGTATCGTTCTCTGATAGAATGTACACAAATGCTATACAAAAATAATAGGAGAATAAATTGGCTAAACCATTTGACGTAAGTAAATTTAGAAAGTCCATCACTAAGTCTATTGAAGGATTGAGTATCGGCTTTAACGATCCTACTGATTGGATCTCAACCGGCAACTATGCATTAAACTATCTTATCAGCGGAGACTTTAACAAAGGCGTACCACTAGGTAAGGTTACTGTATTTGCAGGTGAATCAGGCTCTGGTAAGAGTTTCATCTGTTCAGGTAACTTAGTGCGTCATGCACAAGAGCAAGGCATTTACGTTGTCTTGATTGATAGCGAAAACGCATTAGATGAAGCATGGCTACATGCTTTAGGTGTTTCAACTGCTGATGACAAATTGCTGAAACTTAACATGGCAATGATTGATGACGTTGCTAAAACAATTAGTGAATTCGTAAAAGAATATAAAGCATTATCTGAAGAAGATCGTCCTAAGGTCTTGTTCGTTGTTGACAGTTTAGGTATGTTGCTAACACCAACAGACGTTAATCAGTTTGAAGCAGGTGACATGAAGGGTGACATGGGTCGTAAGCCTAAAGCACTTGCCGCACTTGTTCGTAACTGTGTTAACATGTTTGGTAGTTTAGGCATCGGTATGGTTGCTACTAATCACACTTATGCTAGTCAAGACATGTTTGACCCTGATGATAAAATTTCAGGTGGTCAGGGTTTCGTTTACGCATCTAGTATTCTAGTTGCAATGAAGAAACTAAAACTCAAAGAAGACGAAGACGGTAACAAGATTAGTGATGTACGTGGTATTCGTGCGGCATGTAAAATCATGAAGACACGTTATGCTAAACCTTTTGAATCAGTGCAAGTTAAAATTCCTTATGAAACAGGCATGAGTCCATACTCAGGCATGTTAGACATGATTGAAAAACAAGAACTTGTTAAGAAAGAAGGCAACAGTTTAGTTTATACAACACTTGATGGTGAAATCATTAAGAAGTTTCGTAAAGGCTGGGAAGCAAACGTTGATGGTTGTCTTGACAAAGTTATGGCTGAATACGCCGAAAAATCTAAACCTATGCTAAGTACTGTATCTAACACTGAGGAGGAGGATACAGTATGAGTTTAGATTTTGTGGCTGAAGTATGGGAAGCATTAAGTTCCCATATTGATTTGAATGATAGGAGTGATGCGGCAGATTCACTAGTTAATTTATTGATTGACAATGATTATGAAGCTACTGACATTAAAGAAGCATTCAGAGGATACAAAGAAGTAACTATTGCTTTAAAAGAGTACACAGACCAAGTTGAAGAAGAATATGAAGAATATGAAGATGATACAGAGTCTGATGAAGACGAATGGTGATAAATGAATTGGTATACACGAATCACGGTAGATTTAGCTGTAATACCCGATTTTATTACACACTATGAAGCTGAACTTATTGACGCAAAAAAAGATGTAAAGGTATACGGTAATGTTGAAAAGAACATTGCCGCTATACCGGGCATCACTGAGCATCGTTTTAATCAACTACAAGAGATTGAAGCGGTGCTCAACTATCTTAATATTCAATTAAGAAAAATTCGCCGAAAGTATTTTCAAAAATACCTAGAGGCGTATAATAGAGCACTAACTAGCCGTGATGCTGAAAAGTATGTTGATGGTGAAGATGAAGTTATTGACTTTGAAGTTTTGGTCAACGAAGTCGCATTACTTAGAAACAAATGGTTAGGTATAATGAAGGGTCTTGAAGCCAAACAATGGCAGATGGGACATATCGTGCGTTTACGCACTGCAGGAATGGAGGACATTTCAATTGGCTAATCTTAATTTACAAAACTTACAAAACATTTCACTTTCTCATAATAATCCTTTTAATATTTCAGGGCAGGTTAAGTCTCAGGGAAATGTAGCACCGTGGCATACTTCCTTA